TAGAAACTCTGTCGAGAGTCTGTAGATATGCCATCATTGAATCAGAAACATCAACACTTTGTGTGCCGGTGTTTACTTCCTCAGTGAGGTCCTCGACGCTGTTTCTGGTCGAGACGGAAGCGGAGCGACCAGTTGGGAAATAAGATTCCTTTAGGTCCTCTAACTTTTCTCTGTAACTTACTTCACCATCAAACTCAACATTCTCAGCAAGGGCGGCAAGTTTGTCCTTCTGTGTCTCAGCGAGACCTTCGGCAACTTGGGTGAGGATTGAATCACCGACTGCACTTCCTAGGCGAGCATTTAGAGATACATTTCTCTCAATTTGCTCATTGAGTTTTCCTTCCATTTCATCAAGTTTCTCAACCATGGACTCAACTACGTCATACTTCTCCTCGGGGATAGTGACATAGTGGTCATCGAATAGAGACTTCATACCAGAGATGAAACTCTCTGACATTTCAGTTCTGAGTCCATGCTCGACGGCGATGGCGTTTTCTGCCATCCACTCATCGGCGACGTACTCCAAGTAAGCGTCTACACGCTCAGTTAGGGACTCACGGATTAGAGCAAGCTCTTCAGTGAGTTTTCCCTCATATTGTGTTTGGAGTTCTTCTTTGACGATAGCAACTTTGTTGCGGATTGCTGCTTCAAAGATGGTGCGAGCCTTGCTCTGGAACTCTTCAGAGAGTTCTTCACCACTTAGAAGAGCGGTAACGTCTTCTTCAATGTCGATCTCAGAAATAGAGATTTCTTCAACCTCTGCCTCTGCGACTACTTCTCCTTCAACCTCGGTCTCTTCTTTCTTGGTCTTCTTTTGACCAGGAACGACTGAGGATGGGACTGATTCGGCCTTCGAAGCAGCACCACGACCATCAGTTGTACCGCCGCTGTTACCAGCAGGGACTACTTTGGCGTCTACTTTTTCCATGCCATCCGCAGACTTAGCACCCTTATTCACTACATCCTTTACAGGAGATAGTGGGGCACCTGGGTCTTTGAGTTTAGCAGAACCTTCGGGCTCGTTTGTATAATTCTCAGGGGTAGGACCGCCGAGATCGGTGATTGATTGTCCGGGCACTACGCTAGGTGATACCTTATCCATAGGCTCAGCAGCTTTAGCACCTTTCGTTACTACGTTTTCCATGTCTTGTAATTAGTTGCTACCGACGAGTGTGATTTAGTGATAAATCTATACTTATTTATAGATTTTATAGGTTTGAGAGAAAGTTTTGGAAAAGTTCAATTTTCTTTTCGTCCAACTCTCTGCTCGATACTAGTTTATTTATAGTAGATACGGTGTCTTTGATTTGCTGCTCTCTTAGAACGCCATCAACCATTACCCACTCTTTTCCTTCCATGATACCCTGTACAAACGCATCAGGGGCACTTGGGTCTGCTACAATATCAGCAGCAGTTGAGAGCATAAAGTCCTCTCCGACTAGTTTGTAACCACCTCTTACTTCGCGAAGTGATCCAACACCACGAGAAGAAACACCAAGAGTTACACCCTCATCGATGAGGTTTTTAGCGATTTTCCCCATTGGAGTTTCCAATAACTTGGCCTTACCAATGAAGTTGTTTCCTTCCTGACGGAGAGAAACGATCTTATGTGATACTCTATCTAAGTTAACAGTAGGACCATCGGGATGACCTAGTTCACCTAGGGCACGACCGTTGTCGATATACTGCTCAGAATAACGCTTTACTTCACGCTCCATAACAGAACGCTTATAAACACGATTATTGCGGTTGGGTTGCTCAGTTTGAAGGAATACTCCCTCAATGAACATAGATTTTTTACCGTCGTTTTCCTCGACGATAAATTCAACCTTGTTAATTTCTTCAGTGATTAGTTTCATTTTAGTAAATGCTTACTCCAGAAATACGAACTTTTTCTGACGAAGTCCAGATCTTAGTCAACAAAGTCTTCTTGAGAATTAAACTCTCTCGTGGGACTAGGGTGATAGTCTTTCTTTCGCCGGTTTCATCCAGTAAATGCAAAGCAGCACTACTATTAGATGAAGTATTTACGGCTCTTACACCAGTAGAATGATTGAGGTCGATTGCACTATCACCAGAAGAGGGACAATCCACTTCGGAATATACAATCTTAATCATTCTTCTTCACCTTCGACTTCGACTTCCGGTTCGTCTGTTACTTCTGTTCCACCCATAAGGCGGTCAGCAACTACAGAACGATAGGTGTCGATTCGTTCGCTTGCCTTGCTGTATAAGGCATCTTTGATTTCCTGACTGATATCAGCAGGTCCTCTACCTACAGCAATGGCGTCTACTACGTTGTCCATAATAAAAACGATAATATAATTTATTTAGTAAGTTTATAATCGCCCTTCACCACTACCGGGTAGAGGGGAGTTCATTTTTGCTGTTGCGTTTGCTGTATCTAAAGCAGCGGCACCAGCATCAACGGTCTCGTCATTGACGAATCCATCAGGTTGTAGAGGTTCACCAGTGATAGGATCAATGGTGCTCGGATCGGGGATGACCCCGTCCTCGATCTCCTTTTTAATCTGCTCATCTTGCTCTACCATTTCACCATCAGTCTGACGGAGAATCTTGGCGCGGATATACTCTTGTGAGTAATACTTACCGATATAGGGTTCTGCTTGAGCAAGTAGGTTGAGACGCTCTTGTAAGAGTTCGGTCTCTTTCAACTCAGCAAAGTGGTTGTCATATAGGAAGTCATACTGGATATTATCTTTGATTTCTTCCCAGTCATCGGGGGTGATGACATTCTTGAGGATGAGTTGAGTCTTGAGTAGGTCACTGAATAGTGAGGCAAATCTCTTACGGAGACGAGCAACAAACTTAGAGAACTTGACTTCGTCTCTTAAGATCTCAGATGAACGACCCATATTGAATCCTTCATTACCACCTGGGGCACGGGATTGTGGGACATTGAGTGAGTTATATAACTTGTTTCTGAAATACTCTAGGTCAGTGATTTCACCTAGGTTCTGTCCACCAGGTAGTGTAGAAATCTCAGTTCCACGACCACCTTCACGACGAGGCAACCAGAAGTCCTCTAGCATCGACATTACTTTTTTGTCGTTCTTCATCTCGCCAGTAGCAGAATTATAAGTCTGCTTATTTCTATAACGCTGCATTACCTGATGTAGATATTGCTCTGCCTTTACTTTAGGTAAGTTGCCGACATCAATATAGAAGATTCTTCTTTCAGGTGCTCTCGATAATCTGTAGATTACAATAGCATCCTCAATCATTTTGAGTTGATTGACTGGTTTGATTGCCTTGTGTAGATATGAAAGAACTGTCTGGTTGTTTCTATCGACTAGTCCCGAGTTACAATAGGCAATGGAATCCTTTGCAATTTTGATTCCTGTTGATGGATTCGATCCTCCATTAAATACACCAGGAGTAGCGGCGTAACCACTGCTAGAAGCACCAGGGTTGTAAACATAGTATTCGTCAATAAGTGGACTAAACTGATCGTTTCTAGCGTTTGGAATTTGGTTGCCTGTGTTATTAACAGTCAACACACGCTGAGCATTGGGGAATTTATTTGACTTCTGATTGACCTTACGGACAAACTTGACCTTCATTGGATCGATATATCTCAAATCCATAATGCCGTCTTGTGGTTTCTCTAAGTCAATGACCTTGAGATAGTGTAGACGACCATCAATATACCAGTTACGGAAAATCTCGTGAGCACGCTTATCGAAATCTAGAAGGTCCTTGATATACTTAAACTCATTTCTAATAATTTTCTTTACTTTTTCACTAGCATTTACATTGCTGAGTTCTACCTGGACTGGTGATTCGTATGTATCGCTAACAATTGCCTCATTTACAACATCTTCAACAGCACTTTCCACTTCTGGAATGAGTGCCATTTCTCTGTATCGACGGATAAGTTCGTATTCTGTTCTGAATACACCTTCAATATCGATGAATGATCTTCCAAAACCACCGGATGCAAAATATTCTACGCCGTCCGCGTTACTCTCGGGGACTGGACTAATAGAACCGGGGCGTTCTGGTGGTCCATCTGTGATTTGGAAACCAAAAAGTCTCGCCATAATTAAAAAAGAGGTGTGATAATAACCTGTCTATTATTTAGCACACAAAAAAAGAGGTCCCTTTTGAGGACCTCCTGAGAAAATATGAAATGTGATTTAGAAAATATCTTCACCACCGGCATTGGCGCCGTTGCCTTTGATTGCTTCCCACCACTGGACCTGCATCTCTACAGTGAATTCCTGAATCGTATCAGTTGACTCGTAGTTGAGGTCAATTGACTGAATGTTGGTTGGGAAAATATCGTGGAAGCGATATGTGCGAAGGGTGGAACCATCTCTATCTAGTTGATAGACATATGCATCAGACTGATAGTCTGCGGGATCCTGTGTTCCTGTCGCGTCTTCCATCTTGTTCATCGTATTCATCCACTTCTCGAAAGCAGAGCGGATAGCGAAGTCGGTGTCGTTTAGGACTGTGATGGTCCAGGTATCGAAGGTTCTATCACCTGCGATTTTTAGAACACGACCACGGAAGGGAACTTCGATGGGTGTGATGTTTGAAGCGGGAAGTGCTGCTGCCTTTACAAGGAAGCGTGACTTCTGTAATGTATCTGTATCGGTAGGTGCCGAGAGAGGGAACTGAAGAACAACTTCGAACAGATTGGGGCGGGCGCCGCCACCAGTCAGTTTTGCTTTGAAGTCGCTAATCGTCCTCAATACGGGAGATTCTACCTGTTTTCTGGTACTTGCCATTGGATTTATAACTCCGGGTTAGAAGGTAGAGAGTGAATTATACAGTGCCTACAATCTCTTCAAAGGAGACGCCGCTACGAGTAGCAACGAATGTTAGACCGATGAAGTTGATTGAACGTGTAGGCTTGAGGAAGATGTCAGCAACGAACTCGTTCCTGTCTACGACGGCAGGAGTGTTGTTTGTCTCATCACAAACAACGATGAAGTCGGTGATGCCTCTCTTAGATTGAACATCTCGTAGGAATGGTTCTACGATGTTAACGAAGTTGGTACGGGTGACCTCATCGTTGAATTCAAATAGTTGATCCTTAGCAGCGGCAGAGATTGCTTGCTCAACATAGATGAATAGGCGACGGACGTTAATTCTGTCGAATGCAGAAGAAGCGGAGAGTCCAGTCTTATCTCCATATAGAATCATACCACCGATATCACCAGCAAAGATGATTGGGTTGATACGTGCGCTGTAGAGGCGGTCTCTTTGCGCCTGAGTGGGATTGTATGCTAAGCGTGAACCATTGAGGATAGCGCCTCTTGTGGTGCCCGCTGGTGAGAACCAGGGGAAGGCAACCTGGTCGGTGCGGCAGCAGCAACCAGCAATGTCTCCGTTTAGGGGGACATAACGGAACTTATCAGCGAAACGGTCATACATGTACTTGTATCCCGTATCAAAGATAGCATAGGATGAAGAAGCAACCGTTGAATAGAAGTTGACAATGTTATCAGTTACTTTGTTTGAAGCAATGGTGACTTGAGCACCCGCTCCACTATCAGTAATCTGTGAACCTCTATATGGTGAGATGAACGCTAGAGCATCCTTTCTCAACTCAGCAATAGAAATGAGTTTGTTTGCTAGTGACTGTGCTTCTGCTTCGTTATAAGCGGCAGACCCCATAATTAGGAAGTCTACATTCGTGTCGTCATCGGATTCGAAGTTGTCATATCCAGCAGCGATATCTCCTACTTCTACTCTTAGTGCTCCATCCTTCTCGATGTCCATTAGTCCATCGTAGTTTGTGCCTTTCTCCATAACAAGTTGGAGGTTGCCACAAGAGAAGAAGTTGACGTTACGGGTCTGTTGATCCCACTCGCCACCATTTTCAGGTGTGAATCCATTACCACCGATCTCGAAAGAAGTAGTAACAACACCTACGGGTTGTGAACCACCGAAGGCATAACTGGAGGTGTTAGCAAGATGCTTTCTCCAGTAGGAGGGAGTACCCACAGAGAATTCAGCATCGCGTGCTTTGGAGATGCCGAGGTTCTTCTCTAGAATAGTACCAGCATTACCAGTTACATCACCAGTGTCATCAAAGATAACAACGTGGAATTCATCAAATCTTGAATTTCTATTTCTAGCATACTCAGTAGTTGTAGGGCGGTTGGCGATTGAATTCCAATTTGCCTCTACACGACCACCCTGTAGGGAGATTGTCTGGTTATCAAACCAATCTTCTGGGAACTGAGTCTGAAGTGCTGTAGTAGTTACAATACCTGTTGATGTGTAGAGTGAGAAATCACCCTGAACAAATGACCAAGTGCCGCCCTGCTGATAATCAACTTCCTGCTCGATTCCAGATGTTGGTGTGAAAGATAATACCTTTACATCAACTGAATCGGTGATGGTATCGATTCCAGTAACAATACCTTTGAGGTTGCCCTCTACTAGT